ATGGAGCGATATTACAATTTAGGTCAAGTGATAGTAAGTTTGTTGCAAGAAATGAATTAGTAACAACTACTGGTACTTTGACACTCAACGCAGGAGCTTTCTAATAAATGGCAACGGTAATACAGATAAAAAGAAGTTCGGGTACTTCAGCACCTAGTACGCTGAAATTAGGTGAAATAGCTTATACTCATGGAACAGGTACACAAGGAAATTTAGGTGATAGATTATTCATTGGTGAGGGTGGTGTTGACGGTAACGGTGACGCTAACAATGTAACCGTAATTGGCGGTCAATATTTTTCAGATTTACTAGACCATGTATCAGGTACTCTTACAGCAAATTCAGCAATATTAGCAGATTCGAATAAGGCAATTGATGAAGTCATTATAGGTAATGACGCTTCTGCTGGTGGTCAATTAAAATTAAATGAGGGTACCAATAACGGAACAAATTTAGTAGGACTAAAAGCTCCTAATTCTCTAGCAAATACAATAGTTTTTACATTACCAGGTGGTGATGGTTCAGCAGGACAATTTTTAAAAACGGATGGTTCAGGTAATTTAGGTTTTGCAACCGTTAATCAGTTTATAGATTTAGCAGGTGACGGTTCTACAACAGATACTTACAATACTGCTGAAACACTTACATTTGCTGGTTCAGGTGGTCTAGTTCAAACGGTAACAGATAATACCGTAACCGTAACGGCAACAGCATTAACAAATTCAAACTTATCAGGTAGTGCAGGTATAACAAATGCTAACTTAGCAAATCCTACACTTACTTTAGGTTCATCTACATTGACATTAGGTGCAACTACACAAGATATTGCCGGATTAACTTCATTAGTAATTGATGACATTACAATTAACGGTCAAACAATGTCAACGACTGCTAGTAATAAAAATATTAATTTATCTCCACACGGAACAGGAACGGTAATAGTACCATCTGGTTACGAAGATAGAAGTGGATTTACAACTAACTCATTAGCTAATAAAGCATATGTTGACCAAGTTGCTCAAGGTCTTGACGCTAAACCATCAACAAGAGTTGCTACTACAGCAAATTTAGCAGCTTCTTATTCAAACGGTACCGCTGGTGTTGGTGCAACACTAACAGCAAGTTCAAACGGTGCATTATCAATTGATGGTGTTTCGCCTACAACAAACGATAGAATTTTAGTTAAAGACCAATCAACAGCAGCTCAAAACGGTATCTATATTGTAACAACCGTAGGTGATGGTTCTAATCCTTTTGTATTAACAAGAGCAACACCTGAAGACCAACCCGCTGAATTATCAGGTGGTTCATTTGTATTCGTAGAAGAAGGTACTGCTAACGGAGATAACGGTTATGTGTTTACTCATACAGGCGCTCCTACTTTTGGTACAACTGCTTTAGATGTAACACAATTTTCTGGTGCAGGTCAAATAACTGCTGGTGCAGCTTTGACTAAATCAGGTAATCAAATGGATGTTGCAGTAGATAATTCTTCAGTTGAAGTTAACGCAGACGCATTAAGAGTTAAAGCATTAGGTATTACAAACTCAATGTTAGCAGGTAGTATAGACGGTGCTAAGATTGAAAACTTTACATTTACAGACGAAGGCTCTACACAAGGTGCAGTTCAAATAGGTAACCCTATGGAGTTTTTAGCAGGTGAAGGATTAAATACAACTGCTTCAGGTAATAGTTTAACAATTGCTGGTGAATTAGCAAGCAATTCAAATATTGGTGTTGCTAAATTTCATTCAGATAATTTTCAGGTAGCATCCGGTGATGTAACCATAACAACAGTTGACGGAGGTTCATTCTAATGAAACTATGGACAAGATTTAAAAATTTTATTACTAAACCTTATATGAAGCCTTTAGTATTAAAAAAAGAACAAGAGATTAATTTAAAAAATCTTAAAACAAAAACAAAAAAAGAATTAGAAAAATTAGGCAGAAAAGTTGGTGTTGAATTAGACAGACGACTTACAAAAGATAAACTTATAAAACAAATTAGAAAAGCTTGTAAATAATGGCAACGGTAATAAAACCAAAAAGAAGTGAAGTAGCGAGTTCAATACCAGCAGCTAACTCATTAGCAGTTGGTGAAATTGCAATGAATGTTACAGATGGTAAGTTTTACACTAAAACATCTGGTAATGTTGTCAAAGAAATGGGTGGTGCAGGTGCAGTTACATTACAAAGTGTTGTAACTTCAGGTGCAATTAGTAACCAAGATATAACTTTAGACGGTGCAAATTTAATCTTTGAGGGTTATCAAGCAAATGCTTATGAAACAACTTTAACTGCTATTGAGCCTACAAAAGATAATACGGTATCATTACCAAATCAATCGGGCATATTAGCAACTGAAGGTGATAATTTAGCTTTTAGTATAGTATTTGGAGGATAAAAGTGGCAAGTTCATTTAAAAATGCAGGTCTTGATGTTGGTGTATTAGACGCTTCAGCAGGTGATATCTACACAGCAGGCGGTTCTGTAACTGCTGTTATTCATGCTGTTTACATATCTAATTTAAGCACCACAAATGACGCTAAAGTAAATGTAAAAGTAACTATTGATGGTGGTTCTACTTTCAGACATGTAGGTAGAAGTTTAAATGTACCAGCAAATAATACTTTAGTTTTAGATAAACCAATAAATTTAGAAAACAACGATAAAATTAGAATATATGCAGACCCTAATCCAGATAGTTCATCTGTTGATGTAGAGGCATATGTTAGTATATTGGAGATTAGTTAATGCCTTTACAAGTACCTGAAGCTAATAGAACAAGATTAAAAGATTTTAACGGTATTAGAAGAACAAAAGAAGGCATGTTATATCTGACACATGTTGTTAGAGAAACTAGTAGTGATAGTATAGAGCTTTCAAAATTTCACGAAGATGGTAAATCTGATTTATTACCAAAAGATGGTGAAACAGGATACACACAAGAAAGATTAGAATTATATAACACTCAATCTTTTACAGGTGATAGTTCTACAACAACATTTACAATATCAAATGACCTAGATACTCAAAGCGAAAGACTAGCGGTTTTTGTTGATGGTATTAGAAAAAATGCATTTGCAGATTACACAATAAATAATACAACTTTAACATTCACGATTGCTCCTATTAATGGTAAGATAATTCAAGTAGGTCAAATAAACAAAAGATTTTTTAACAACAATAGCGATAAGTACCAGCAATATACTTTTGATAGTAATGCTACTTATCTTATAAATAGTGATGGAGAGTTAGTTAGAAGAGAAAACAAAAGTGTGTCAAGAACAGCTTTAGGTAGTGATAATTTTGACACTTTTGAAGCGGGAGCAACTATTAATAGTACAACTTACTCGGTATAGGAAAAAATATGGCAGATTTTCAATTAGGAAGAATTAAATTTAAATGGAGAGGTGATTGGGCAACATCAACTGCCTATGTGATTGATGACATTGTAAAGTATGGTGGTAATGTTTATACGGTTGTTACAAACCACACATCACAATCAACATCAGCGGCTTTTTATACAGATTTAACAGCAGGCAAATACGAAATACATACAGAGGGTTTATTTTTTAAAGGTGATTGGGCTGCCACAACTCACTACAAACTAAATGACCTAGTAAAGTATGGTGCATTTCAATATAGAACAACAACTCAACACACTTCAACATCAAGTTTTGAACCTGCTAAATTCCAAGTTTACGGAGAGGGTTTTCAATTTGAAGACTCATATTCTTCAAGTACAACATACCAAGACGGAGATGTTGTAACATATGGTGGTTATTCATATGTTTATATTAATAATACACCAGCTTCAGGACAAACACCAACAGATAATGCATATTGGGATGTCCTTACAACAGGTTTCAAAGCATTAGGTGAATACTCACACGGAACATCTTACAAAACAGGTGATACTATTCAATACGGTGGTAATAACTATGTTTGTATAGCAAATCATACTAATCAATATCCAGCAAATACAAATGGTACGGATAATTCAAGTTATTGGACAAAAAATTTAGAAGGATTTAATTACAGAGCGGCTTATAACGCTTCTACTATTTACCAGATTGGTGATGTAGTAAGATTAACAACTTCAACTTATGTTGCTATTCAAGACAGAGTACAAAATGTTTCTCCAGATTCAGATGGTACAAAATGGCAATTAATTGCACAAGGTGACTCAGCTGCTGTATTATCTACAAGAGGTGATATAATAAAACAAGGTGCTTCTCAAGCAGAGGCATTAACAATCGGTACAATAGGTTCAGTTTTAACAACTGATGGTACTGACCCTATTTGGTCAAATGCTGAGGGTAAAAATGTAATTTATGTTGCAAACTCTGGTAGCGATTCAAATCCAGGTTCACAATACTTACCTTATAAAACACTTTACTATGCAATGCAACAAGCGACTTCAGGAGATGTTACAGATATTGGTACAATATCAGGTGGTACAGGTGGTGTTCCTTCTACTTATGATTTACAACAAACTGCCTCAACTGGTTCTGGAACAGGAACAAAAATTAGAGCAGTCCTAGATGGTTCATCAACACCTACGGTTACCGTAACAGATGGTGGTAAAGGACATGCTGCCGGTGATACAATTACTTTTGGTAATGTAGGTCCAGACGGAAGTACCGTACAAGGTGGCGGTATGTCAAACATAACAATTGTTGTTACTTCAGCTTCAGTTGGTGATGTTGTTGTTGTTAAAAACGGAGTTTACAGAGAAACTTTACCTATAAGAGTTCCGGCAGGAGTTACCGTTAGAGGTGAAAGTTTAAGAGGTACAGAAATTAGACCTAAAACAGGAACAGGTCATCAAATAAAAACAATTGGTTCAATAACAGGTGGTACAGGCGGAACGCCAGGAACATATCAATACAAACAACAAACTTCTACAAATGGTAGTGGTGCTGGTGCAGTATTCAATGTTACAACAGATGGTTCATCTACACCCACGGTAACAGTTTATCATGGTGGTTTTGGTTATGTTGTAGGTAACACAATTACACTTAATGGTGCTACTAAATTAGGTGGCGCTTCCGATTTAACATTTACGATTACAGCGTTAGAAAATAATGACGCTTCAAATATGTTCTTATGTGGTAATCAAACTAACATCACATTAATGACATTTAAAGGTTTGACAGGTACACCAGGCGCTGGTGGTACTAGTAAAGCTGCCGTTGTTTCATTAGACCCTACATCTAATATATCAACTGCTTCACCTTATATTCAAGATTGTTCTTCAGTAAATGCGAGTGCAACAGGTATTCAAATTGACGGACTTTTACATACTGATAATGGTGGTACAAGTAATAAATCAATTCTTGCAAATGACTTTACACAAATTAACTCTGATGGTCGTGGTGTTCATGCATTAGGCGGTGGTCGTGGTGAAATGGTTTCTATATTCACATACTATTGTGATAAATCTTTCTTTGCAGAATCAGGTGGATTTATTAGAGGTCTAAACTGCTCATCTGCTTATGGTGAAAAAGGTGCTGAGGCAACAGGAACATTAGCCGCTGAAACAGCTAAATCTGTATCTGCTCGTGGTGAGATGTTAAGATATAGTACCACATTTATTGGCGGCGCTACAGAATCAGATATTGCTGACGCATTAACAACTTCAGGAACACCGACAGCTGCTACCGTGGTAGGTGTTACTTCAGGTGCCTCTGCTACATTGTTTAGAGTTAATATTTCAACAGATTCTTTACACATAGAAAATAGAAGTGGAAATTTCCAACAAGGTGAAACCGTAACAATTACAAAAGACAATAGTTCAACTTTTCAAGTTGTTTTAAGTTCATCATATGGTGATAGTTCAGCAGCTCAGACAGGTCAAACAGGTGCCTTAATTGCTGTTGATTCATCCGACGGAACATTGAATAGTGCAAATGCTCTTTCTATCGGGTCAAATGTTGTATTTGTATCAGACGGTAGTAAATATTACAGATTATCAGCAATTTCAGAAACAAATACATCTAATCAAACTGCTTTATTAAGATTAACAGAATCAGTAACAACAGGTAGAGCTATACCTGATAATACAGCAACAACTATAACAACAGGTTTTTCAAACATAAGATTAACTGGTCACGACTTCCTAGATATTGGTACTGGTGACTTTGCTTCTTCAAATTATCCAGGCAATGCTTCACAGCCTGCTGACCAATCAGACGAAGTTAATGAATTAAATGGTGGCCGTGTTTACTTTTCTTCTACTGACCAAAGAGGTGATTTCAGAGTAGGAGATTTATTCAGAATTCAACAATCAACTGGTATTGCTACCCTAAACGCAGACGCATTTGACCTTTCAGGTTTAAGTGAATTACAACTAGGTTCTATTGGTGCAGAATTAGGTGCTACAATTAATGAATTTAGTACAGATGAAACATTAGCAAACGATAGTAATACTGCTGTACCTACTGAAAGAGCAATTGTAGGTTACACTCAAAGAGATAATATGGGAACAGGCCATTTAGTGCCACCTACTGGTACAACTGCTCAAAGACCAACAGGTAGTGCTTTAAAAACTGGTGGTATAAGATATAACTCATCTCTAGTAACATGGGAAGGTTATAACGGAACACAATGGACAGGTCTTGGTGGTGGTAATCCGTGGGCTTCAACAAGTTCAAGTATTACGGTAGCTGCTAATGATAGATATTTTGTAGATACTTCAGGCGGTGCAAAAACAATTACATTACCTGCTTCTCCACAAGTAGGTGACCAAGTATCTTTAGTTGACTTAGCAAGTACATTTGATACAAACAATTTAACTATTGCAAGAAATAGTTTAAAAATAATGGGACAAACAGCAGATATGACCGTTTCTACTGAAGACGCTGGTATACAATTAGTTTACACAGGCGCAACTTACGGTTGGAAATTAGTACAGAATTTATAATAAATAAAGAAAAAGGATAAATAGTATTATGTCAGATTTAAGAGATTTTACAGGTAAAAATAGAAAGTTTACTGGTACAACCGGATTGAAAATATCTAGTGGTACGGCAGCTCAAAGAGTAAATGAATCTGGAAGATTTAGATTTAATACAGATGTAAACTTGTTAGAGTATTATTCAGGTTCAGAATGGAAATCAATTGATTCTCCACCTGTTATTAATACTATTGCTGTTGATGGAGGTTCAGACGCTACAACAGGTTCAGTTGATAACGAAGCCTCAGGAAATTCAACAATTGTAATTAAAGGTTCTTTATTTGATACTTCAGCTGCTTCGGTATCTTTTGTCGGTTCTGGTGAAACTTTATCACCAGCGTCAACAACAATTAATAGTTCTTCTCAAATTACAGTTACACTTTTAAAGTCATCTGTTGATATAGGAAATAGTCCGTATAATGTAAAAGTTACAAATCCATCAGGTCTTTCTGGTGAATTGGGTGGCGCCTTATCTGCTGACTCAACAGCACCAACATTTACAAACGCTGTTGATACAACGGTTACACTTTTTGATACTACAAGAGCTGCTGGTATTCCAGCTGCCGATTTATGTGGTGCTTCAAACTCATCTAATTTTTCTGTAACCTCAGGTTCTTTACCAGGTGGATTATCAATGACAACTAGTACAGGTGCAATTACAGGAACAGCAACCGCTGTTGGCACAGATACAACATCAACATTTACGGTATCAGCTGTAGGTGATGACGCAACTTCAACAAGACAATTTAAAATTACGGTTAAAGCTCCTGTAAGAACAACCGTAACATCAACAGGCGGAGGTATATTTACCGTACCGGCAGGTGTTACAACATTAGGATTATTGATGGTTGCAGGCGGTGGTTCAGGAGGTTCTGACCTAGGTAGTGGTGGCGGAGCAGGCGGTATGTTAGAAGGAACATTAACAGTCGTAGGTGGCTCAAATATACCTTACAATGTAGGTGCTGGCGGAGCACAAAGTCCAGTACCATCTTATCACTCAGGATATTATGGCGCAAATACAACTTTTGGTCCTATTCCAGGAACAGGAGTAACTGCTACAGCAACTGGTGGTGGATACGGATGTGGCCACGGTGGTGGAAGTCCTAAAGGTTCAGGTTCAAATCCTGAACAAGCTAGTTCTCAAATTAATATTGGAGGCACAGGAGGTTCCGGCGGAGGAACAGGAAGTGCAGACTCAAGTGCGACTGCTTACAGAGGTGGTTATGGTAACCAAGGAGATTCAGGTGGATTAACTGGTTATGGAAATGACGGCGGCCGAGGTGGCGGAGGAAGTCCTCCAGGAAATGGTGCTCACGGCGGCGGTGGCGGCGGTGGTGCCGGAGGTGTTGGTGAAGATTGTAATACTGATGGTTCAGGTCATTCAGGTGATGGTGGTATAGGTAGAGTTTCAACTGCTTCAGGTTCTCCTGTTTATTATGCAGGTGGCGGAGGCGGTTCTTATTATGATCCTAATTCTGGCGCTGTTGGTGCAGCTGGCCAAGGTGGCGGTACTGCTGGAGTTACAAGTGGTCGTTCATCAGCTGCTAGTGCTAATTTAGGTGGTGGTACAGGAGCTGGAGGTCATCCAGGTGGAGGTTCGGGCACAGGTGGCTCAGGCATAATTATTATAACTCACTAGGATAAAAAAACAATGTTTAAAAAATTTGCAGTAATAAAATTAGACCCACCAGAAACTCACTCTACAGGTGGAATGGTTGAAAAAACAATTTACTTTTTAGAGGGTACATATAATATTAATGGTGCTGGAGGAAAATTTAGTACAGATAATGAAAAAGAAGATTGGAATGATAAAGTTACTGAATATAAATTAGTACAAATTGAAGATGATAGTCCTGTAACAACTGGCTGGATTTATACTGATAAGACCAATGAATTAATAGCCCCATAAATCTTATAAATACTTTATAATGAAAGGTGATTTTTTAATATGCAGACGAAAATTGATTACTGGTTATGGAAATCTATCATATCTAAAACAGACTGCCAAAAAATAATTAATAGAGGTTTAGAACAATTAGAGTTAAATGACTCTAAAGGTATTGACAATAAGGCCATAACTTGGGGCGATAGACAAAAATCTAAAGACAGAACAATATCAACAAAAGATTTAACTCTTGAAGAGATAAAGGAAAAAAATATAAACACAAATGATGTTTATGTTAGAGATAGTAATATTGCTTGGTTAAGTGACCAATGGATATATGACTTAATTTGGGATTGGGTTAAAAAAGCAAACATAAGAGCAGGTTGGAATTATGAATTTGATTATTCTGAGCCTTGTCAATTTACAATTTATAATAAAGACCAATTTTACGGATGGCATAGTGATGGTCCGAATGATAATCATTCTGTAAAAGTAAGAAAAATACCTGGTGTGCTTGATGAAAATAATGAAGATAAACATTTATTAATTGATATTCCTGAATTAGTTGGTAAAGTTAGAAAATTATCAATAACATTAATGTTATCTGACCCAAAAGATTATGAGGGTGGAAATTTAAAGTTTGATTTTGGTGTACATAAAGAAACAAAAAGGTTTGAAGAGATATCTGGTGGTCAAGTAAACCAAGGGTCAATGGTTGTTTTTCCTAGTTATAAATATCATTGCGTAACACCTGTTACAAAAGGTACTAGATATTCTTTAGTGGCGTGGTTTAATGGAAGGCCAATGAAATGATTTATGATGTAATGACAAAATATTTTAATGAAAACGGTTATGTAATTATTGAAGATTTTTTAAAACCCGAAATGACTTCTTTACTTTATGAATACACAAAAATAAAAGCTCGTAGAGAAGCAATAAAAGAAGCAACAAATCCAAAATTTTATCACAAAGAATTAGATGGCAAATTTGATGACCCACAAGCCATAGGTGCTTATTCTTTGTATGGCGACCCATTAATGGAATCAATACTAATTCAATCTAATTTATTCGTAGGAAAAATTATTAATTTAGAGTTAGTACCTACATATTCATATTGGAGATTGTATGTAACTGGCAATGATTTAAAAAAACATATAGACAGACCAAGTTGTGAATATTCTACAACACTATTTTTAGGACATGATATAAGTAATATAAAAGATAAAAATTATAACTGGCCAATTTACATTAAATCTCGTAAAAATGAAATACAAGAAGTAAAATTAAAACCAGGTGATATGGTCATTTATAAAGGTTGTGATGTAGAACATTGGAGAAATCAATTTATAGGTTTAAATCATGCTCAGGTATTTTTACACTATAACGATAAAAACGGAAAATTTAAAGAACCATATGATGGAAGAAAATTTTTAGGTCTTCCATCTGTAAATTAAGAGGAAATTATGGATATTAAAACACAAAAAAATATGAAAAAATATGACGGCTTAAAATTTGATTTTTCAGATGTTAAAGATGAACATAAAAAAGCAGTAAACGAAGCTTGTGATATATTAAAAGAACAAGGCGTCAATCAAAACATTATTGAAAACTTAAAATTAAAATTTAAAATAAAAGAAATACCTTCATATGATATTATGAAAAGCCCATTTGTACAATATTGTTTAAAAAATAATGTACATGTTCAACCACAAGGAAATATTACAACAGCTAAAAATAATGAACCATTTTTATATCCCGTTGTTTCGGTAACCGAAGATATTAGAAAACTTAATATAGTATTTGATAAAATTTTTGAAGATGGTATTGCTGCTGCTAAGCAGATTAAATGAAAAATGTTAAAAAAATAATTGTATTAGGTGGTGGTAGTGCAGGTTGGATGACAGCCTCTACACTTATAAAAGAATATCCTGATAAAGAAATTACATTAATTGAAAGTCCTAACACACCTATTGTTGGTGTAGGCGAAAGCACAATTGGTGGTATAAAATATTGGACAACTTATCTAGGTATAGATGATAACGAATTTTTTAAATATACAGACGCAACATATAAATTAAGTATTAGATTTGAAGATTTTTATAAAAAAGGTGATGGTGGATTTCATTATCCTTTTGGTGAGCCTGTTTTTATTAACAAAGCAGATGGTTATAATGAATGGATTATAAAAAAACATATTTATCCTGAAACTCATAGGTCTGACTTTGCAGATTGTTTTTATCCTCAAATGGCTTTAGTTAATAATAAAAAACTATTTGATAATGAAAAAAATGAAATACCATTTAATTTCAGAGAAAATACTGCTTATCATTTTGACGCAACAAAATTCGGTTTATTTTTAAAAGAAAGATATTGTTTGCCTAGAGGTGTGAAACATATCGTAGAAGATATAAAAACTATTGAATGTAATGATGATGGTATTGAATCTTTAAATAAAAAATATAAAGCAGATTTATACTTTGATTGTACAGGTTTTAAATCATTATTATTAGGCGAAACTTTACAAACAGAATTTGAATCTTATTCGGATATGTTACCTAACAATTCAGCTTGGGCTACTAGAGTACCTTATAAAAATAAAAAAGAAGAAATAAATTGTTATACAAATTGCACAGCTATTGAAAATGGTTGGGTTTGGCAAATACCATTATGGTCTCGTTGGGGTACAGGTTATGTTTATTCAGATAAATTTGTAGATGATGAAACAGCTTTAAAAGAATTTAAAAATCATTTAGATAAAAAAGGTCAAGATTATAGTAACGCAGAATTTAAAAAAATTAAAATGCGTGTTGGTATTCATAAGAGATTATGGGTCAAAAATGTTGTTGGTATTGGTTTAGCAGCCGGTTTTATTGAACCTCTTGAAAGTAATGGTTTATTTTCAGTACATGAATTTATAATGCGTTTTATAAGAAATGCACAAAGAGATATTATTACTCAATGGGATAGAGATAATTTTACTTTTCAATGTAAAAAATTTTTTAGAAATTTTGCAGAATTTGTAGCAATGCATTATGCTATGTCTAATAGAGATGATACAGAATATTGGAAAGCAAATACAAATAAAGTTTGGGATAAAGGTTTGCCTGATTTAGTACCTGTTTTACAAGATGGCTTTTCAAGAGCTGCTGCTGATAGAGATTTTGTACATAGGTTTAATGATGGTGGTTTACATTGTATAGCATTTGGTATGGAATGGTATCCTACTGAAGCCACAAATGTAAAATATTATCAAGGTTTAGATGATAATGAATTTAAAAAACAATTAATTAGTAGAGTGATTGCTTTAAATCATAGAAAAAAAGATTGGGATTTAACCGTACAAGATAAACCTAGTTTTTACGACTATCATAAAAATAGATTTTACAATGACAATTAAAATAGATAATTTTATAGGTGTATTTGACAATGTTTTTAATAATGAATATTGTAAATCAGTAATTGACCATTTTGAAAATCTAAACAATTTTCACAAGATAAAAAAAAGAAGTGAAGTTTTAAATCAGCCAGCAATTGAACAACAAACGGATGTTTATCCTCTTATATTAGAAAATGATTCTACTTTTATTAGTGCGAATGATGAAATATTAAAAGAATTTAATATAAAACTTCAAGAGTGTTATACACATTATATTAAAAAATATCCTGTATTAGATAGTATGGAAAAACATAGATTAAATTTAGATGTTAAAATACAAAGAACAATACCAGGAGAAGGCTATCATGTATGGCATTGTGAACATAATGGTGTCGCAAATGGCAAAAGATTATTTTTAGTAATATTATATTTAAATGAAGTTGAAGGTGGTGAAACAGAATTTTTATATGCACATAAAAGAGTGGCTCCTAAAACTGGCAGGCTTATGATTTGTCCAGGAGGTTTTACTCACACACATAGAGGTAACCCACCTTTAAATGGTGTTAAATATATTTTAAATGGGTGGATTGAGTTTACACAATGAAAAGAAAAATAGTTTATTGGGCGCCATGGTTTGCACCGAGTGAAATTCATCATTGGAATATTTTATTTACTGAACCTAAAAAATTATTTAATACGGTTATAAAAGAAGTATCAATTAGAAATGATGATAGATTAAAAGGCATGATAAGATGTCCTGCTTTTTCTAATATTGGTAAAAATACTTACTATGTAGAAAATCCTATAAAAACAGAATTTAATTTATTACCACAAGAAATGAATGAAAGAATTAGAAGACCATATAGAATTGAATACATAGGTGAAAATCATTATAATTGTAATTTTAGTAATGGTGGAAATACTATATCTTATGGGTTGCCATATATATTTTTTTGTGAGGATGATTTAGAAATGATGATGACAGGACCTTATTTTTCAAAAACATCATATACAAATTATGGTAATATAGTGCCTGGCAGATTTAATATATCAAGATGGTTTAGACCAATTAATTTAGAAGTATTACTAAATAAAGATAATTACCATTTTAAAATGGAAGAAAATGAACACATGGCTTATTTTTCTTTTTTAACAGATGATAAAGTTGAATTAAAAAGATTTGATTTAAATGATACATTAAGAAAAATATCAGACACTTGTTCGTCTGTTAGTGATTGGTGGTCTAATATACCTTTAATAAAAAGATACGATAGATTTTTAAAATCAAAAACAAATAGACTTGTTATGAAAGAAATAAAAAAACAATTGGTAGAATAGATGATAAAAATACACGATAATAAAGTACCTTTTCATGCTATGGAACACATATACAATTTTGTATTAAATTCTAATTTTCATGTTAGTGGTTGGAAAGATAGAGATTATATTAATAAACACGATATACATTCAATATGGACCGTAGAAGATTTAAAACATGCTAAATTACACCAATACCTAGAAAAAATACCATCATGTGATTTTAGCAAATGGTTTAAAACTACCGTAACTCTAACTCATGCTAGTGACCATTACTATACTCATGCTCACGGTGATAACGATAATGTTTTTTTATATTATGCAAATTTAGAGTGGCGTGATGAGTGGCATGGTGAAACTTTATTTTATGACCACAATAGAGTTTCAACTAGAGCATATCAATATACACCAGGTAGAATATTAGAATTTGATGGCTCATTGCCTCATTCAATTAGACCTCAATCGCATATTGGTCCTCAATACAGATTTACAATATCAAACTTTTTTAGAAAAAAATAAATGTTAGACATAAAAGAATTAACCATGAAACATCATAAAAACGCAGAGCGTCAAGACTTTGTGAGATTGTTGATGTCAGGTCAAATAGATGAAAAACTATATGCAACATATCTTTATAATCAATTACAATGCTATGCTGTATTAGAAAAATATGGTATGCACAACTCTTTATTTAGAGATACACCAGGTTTATTAAGAGCTGAACATATACATTATGATTACAGAGCATTGTGGACTGATATAGGTTTACCACCGGAAATAACTCAAAGTACAAAAGATTACATAGAACATATTGAATCAATACAAGATGAAGCTATGAAACTATATGCACACATATATGTAAGACACATGGGAGATTTATCAGGTGGTCAAATGATTATGAAAAAAACACCAGGTCCTAATAGATATTATAAGTTTAAACATAAAGAAGTAGGTGATTATAAAAGAATTGTAAAAGAAACAATCAATACATATTTAAATGTGTATGAACATTCAGTATTACCAGAAGCAATGTATTGTTTTGAAAGCGCAACTAAATTATTTAAAGAAATGAAGGAGCTCCATGATTTGGGAAAGACTGATTAAGTGGGAACAAGACACAATAAGATTACTCAATAAAGAGTTAATGGAATATGAAGAACCAGGCATGGATAGATTTAATAAACCTGGTTGGACAAATAGAACATGGAAGAATGAGTGGATAAGAAGAGCTCATGTAGATGTTGTTGACGCCAGAGATACTAAAGGTTTATGGATGGCTCATGTATGTTTGTTTCCAGAATTAACAAACGGTGGACCAATTTATGGTTTTGATATAATTGCAGGTAAAAAGAAAGTTACAGGTGCCTTTCACGATTTTAGTCCTTTATTACAGAAATATCATCCATTGACAGAGTGGTTTAAAGAAGAAGTTAAATGGTATAAACCGAGTAAAGAGAGAGAATTACCAGATTGGGCAAAAGCAATTTTTAGTGGTGGTATGATTGCAGCTGGTAATGTACAAGAAGAAAAAGAATTAAATCAGATATGTACAATGGCTGTGTCCAATCTGGCTAATTACATAGATAAAATTAGAACACACCATGGTGAGGCTAAGAAAGAAGATGTAATTAAAGCACAAAACTATTATTGTGAACATCAACAAAAAAACCCTCACACACCTAGAGTTATGCAAACACTTGGTCTTCCAGACGAAGATATCAAGTTATTCTGTCAAGATAATCTCTTTCCGAAGATATAATAAATCTTATAAATAGTCCAGAAAAGGAATAACTTATGGCAGAACCAGCAACAAGAGAAAATTTAAAACAATATGCTTTAAGAGCATTGGGTAAGCCTGTCATTGAGATAAACGCAGATGACGACCAGTTAGAAGATAGACTGGATGAGGCATTGCAATACTTCGCTCAATACCACTATGACGGCATACAAAGAGCATATTTAAAATATCAATATACAGAAGCGGATAAGACTAGAATGACTGCTGATTCTTCAGAATCTATAACGAAGAACGGTGTTACTACATCATGGAAAGAGGGTAATAACTTTATAGTTGTTCCTGAAAGTGTTATATCAGTTATCAATATATTTCCATTTTCAAATAAATCTAATATGAATTTATTTGATGTACGATATCAATTAAGATTAAATGACCTTTATGACTTTTCATCTACAAGTATTATAAACTATGATGTTGTATTAAGACATTTAGATTTTTTAGACCACATATTAGTTGGTGAAAAACCTTTAAGATTTAATCAACATGACAATAGATTATATATTGACATGGATTGGACAAATGATTTAGCAGTAGGTGAGTTTATCGTAATTGAAGCATACAGAAAAATGGACCCCAATACACATACAGATGTTTTTAATGATATCTTTTTAAAGAGATATGTTACAGCATTATTTAAAAAACAATGGGGTGCTAATCTATCTAAATTTGATGGTGTAGCAATGATTGGTGGCGTAACACTTAATGGTAGACAAATATATTCAGAGGCATTACAAGACATTGAAAAATTAGAAACTGAAATTAGAAGTACATTTGAGCTTAATCCAGCAATGATGATTGGATAGAAAATCATGGCAGTAAATCACTATTTTCAAGGTGGCAAGGGTATTGGAAACCAGGCCGAGAAAAGATTACACGAAGATATAATTATAGAAAGTCTAAAGATTTTTGGACAGGATATCTATTATCTTCCTCGTACTCTTGTTAATAGAGATTTAGTATTAGGTGAAGATACATCATCAAGATTTGATGACTCTTATCTATTAGAGATGTATTTTGAAACAAATGAAGGATTTGCTGGTGAAAATGAAATCATTAACAAATTCGGTTTAGAAATTAGAGATGATACAACTTTAGTATTATCTAAAAGAAGATTTGAGGACCATGTTGCTAGTAAGGCAACATTAACTGCTACAGGCAGACCTAATGAGGGTGATATTGTTTATGTACCACTTCTAAAATCTTTCTTTGAAATTCAATTTGTAGAAGACCAAGAGCCATTCTATCAACTTGGTAACTTACCAGTTTATAAATTAAAAGTAACTCGTTGGGAATATGCAAATGAAGAAATCAATACCGGTATTAATACACTTGACAAAGTTGAAGATAAGTATTCATTAAACGAATATGCTTACAGATTTCAATTAGAGTATGGTCAAGAGGCATTAACAGGTCGTGGTTCAATTGTATTAGAAGATTATCACGATTACTCAACAGGTCAACCGGCCTTTTTAATGAATGAAGATTATACAGCTTCAGAGATTGTAGCAAAACAATCTCCATATGCTGGTAATTTAGATTTAAATACAGAGGCAGGTTATGATACGGTTGGTACAGCAGATGATATATTAGACTTTACAGAAAGAAACCCTTTCGGAGAGGTAGATGAATAATGGATAGAGATAGAACAAAACAATTAGTAGAACATACTAATAAAATTAATTTAAAGAAAAAAGAATTAGAACTATCTAAATCTTTAAGACAAGAAGTAGAAATAGGTGCTACAGGCACACAAAGATATAGAATTAAAAACGGTCCAAATAAAGGTAAAGTATTATAATGTTCGGAACTCATTTTTATAACGAAGGCTTAAGAAAACTTACTATTGCATTTGGTCAGTTGTTTAATAATATTGTATTACAAAATACAAGTAGCACAGGTGCAGTTACAAAAAGATTAAGAGTACCTTTAGCATATGCGCCAAAAGAAAAATTTATAGTAAGATTAGAACAACAAGCTAATTTACAATCTGATAGAGAAGTGTCAATAACTTTACCAAGATTAGGTTTTGAAATTACAGGTTTGTCTTATGACCCTAGTAGAAAACTTAATAAAATGCAGAAAGTAATTAGACCTAAACAAAATGAAGATGGTAAAAAAAATAATTTTAATTATACACCAGTACCATATAATATAAATTTTAGTTTATATTCTTTTACAGCAACTGCTGAAAATGGTTTACAGATAGTTGAACAAATATTACCTTTCTTTCAACCAGAATATACGGTAACAATGAATGTTGTTCCTGAAATGAGTTTAGTAAGAGATATACCTATTATTTTAAACAATGTAAACTATGAAGACACATATAACGGAGAGTTTACACGAAGAAGAGCTGTAATTTATACTTTAAGTTTTACAGCAAAAACATACTTATATGGTCCAATGGGTAATCAAAAAGTTATTAAAAATGTTCAAGCAGACCTTGGTGCTGATACAGCTGCACCTCTAGTAAGAGAAGAAAGAATTATTGTTGTACCTAATCCTACAACAGCTGACGCAGATGATGATTTTGGATTTACAACAACATTAAGTTTTTTTGATGATGGTAAGAGATACAATCCATCAAGTGATACTGATACATAGGAGTTTTAAATGAGTAAATTGGAAGATAATGTGAATGATATATTAGGTATAGAAAAAAAAGAAGAAAAGTTTTCTTTAACAGAATTTGAACAACCAGCTCCTGTACCTAGAAAAATTGATGAAACAAAAGATGATGTAGATAATGATTATTCTCATAGTAGAGATAATTATTATAATCTAATAGATAAAGGTAATGAAGCTATTGAAGGTATATTAGATATTGCAAAAGAAGGCCAACACCCTAGAGCATATGAAGTTGCAGGTCAATTGATTGGTCAAGTTGCACAAACGGTAGATAAACTACAAGACTTACAGAAAAAATTAAAAGATTTAAAAGAATTACCAAAGTCAGCTAATACACAAATTAAAAATGCATTGTTTGTAGGTTCTACAAATGAATTACAAAAAATGTTAAATCGGAAAAAAGAAGATGATATTATTGAAGGCGAAAGCGGGCAACCAAAAAAAGATAATACTGGAGATAAGTAAAATCCATTATATAAAATCTATGACACCTTTGCCTGAATTGTTAGAAGGCCAAGAGATGTTAAACCCCATAGAAGTTAAAAAACATACATATTCTTTATCACCAAGAAAAGGTGTAGGTGGTGTACCTTATACAGAAAAAAAATATTCTGTTTGGCGAGGCAGTCAAAGAGTGCAAGCCGCTATTAAATTAGGTTATACACATATAGAAGGAGTTATCATAAATGACTGACAATTATCTAGGTAATCCTAATTTAAAAAAAGTAAATACTCCTGTTGAATTTACAAAAGAACAAATTTTAGAATATCAAAAGTGTAGTGAAGACCCATTATACTTTATGGAAACTTACATGAAAATTGTAAGTCTTGATGAGGGTCTTGTCCCTTTTAAGATGTATGATTTTCAAAAACATATAGTTAGGACAATACATGACAATCGTTTCACAATTTGCAAATTACCTAGACAATCGGGTAAGTCTACCACTACGGTATCATATCTATTACATTATGCCTTATTTAATCCTAATTCTAATATCGCTATTCTAGCAAACAAATCATCTACTGCTAGAGATATTTTAAGTAGAGTACAATTAGCATATGAGAATTTACCAAAATGGTTACAACAAGGTGTTATAAACTGGAACAAAGGTAATATAGAATTAGAAAATAAATCTCAAATAGTTGCGGCTGCTACATCTTCAAGTGCAATTAGAGGTGGTTCTTATAATATAATTTTTCTTGATGAGTTTGCTTTCGTACCAGCAAATATAGCAGAGATGTTTTTTAGCTCTGTATATCCTACAATCTCCTCTGGACAAAAAACAAAAATGATTATTGTATCAACACCTTATGGTATGAATCAATTTTATAAACTATGGTCAGACGCAGAAAATGGTAGAAATGATTATGTACCAATTGAAGTGCATTGGTCAGAGGTACCAGGTAGAGATGAAGATTGGAAAGAAAGAACAATTAGAAATACATCACCTGAGCAATTTCAACAAGAGTTTGAGTGTGAGTTTTTAGGTTCGGTCAATACACTTATTAGTCCAGCAAAAATAAAAAATATGGTGTTTAAAAAACCAAAAACATCAAATGCAGGTTTAGATGTTTATGAGGATCCTGTAAAAGGAAAAACATATACTATTACGGTTGATGTGGCTAGAGGTGTATTAAAAGATTACTCAGCATTTATTGTTACAGATGTTTCACAATTTCCTTTTAACATTGTGGCCAAATATAGAAACAATGATATTAAACCTTTATTATTTCCTCACACAATTGACCAAGTTGCAAAGGCTTATAATCATGCACATGTATTAGTAGAAACAAATGATTTGGGTCAACAAATAGCAGAAGCTTTGCAGTTTGAATTAGAATATGACAACTTATTAATGACAACAAATAGAGGTCGTGCAGGTCAAATACTTGGTGCCGGATTTAGTGGTAGAGGTGCAGGCTTTGGTGTTAAGATGACTAAACAAATTAAAAAAATAGGTTGTGCTAATATTAAAACATTAATTGAGTCAGATAAAATACAAGTAAATGATTTTAACATAGTTGAAGAGATGTCAACCTTTGTTAGAAGAGGTCAAAGTTGGCAGGCTGAAGACGGAAATACAGACGATTTAATGATGTGTCTGGTCATATTTGGTTGGTTATCTAATCAACCATTCTTTAAAGAGATGACGGATACAAACGCAAGACAAATGTTATATGATGAACAACAACACTTAATTGAGCAAGATATGGCGCCTTTTGGATTCGTAGATGACGGAATACCAGACCACGAAAAAGTAACGGTGGATGAATATGGAGATGTTTGGCATCCTGTTACCCGAAAAGGTCAATAGTCAAGTTTGCGTATCTTATAAATATCAGTAAGGTTGAAATTTGAATATGGGCGTATGAATAATACGATTTTTGAACAAATTAAAAGATAATTAGCTAATTAAAAGGAGAAAACCTAATGGCATTTCAAGTATCACCAGGTGTTCTCGTACAGGAAAAAGACCTTACAAGAATTATACCGGCGGTTTCAACTTCTATCGGTGCTGTAGCAATACAATCTACACAAGGACCAATAGATGAAATCACTAGTATATCAAGTGAGCAAGAACTTGTTAGTAAGTTTGGTAAACCAAATTCTTCAACTTTTGAAGGATTTTTTACTGCCGCTAACTTTTTGCAATACTCTAATTCTTTAAGAGTTGTCCGTGTACAGAATTCATCTGTATCAAATGCTACTGAATCAGGTAGTACATTTGTAATAAAAAATACTACTGATTACCAAAATAACCATGCTGATGGTTCTGCTTCTGTTGGTTTGTGGGCGGCTAGAACAGCTGGCGCATTTGGAAATAACTTACAAATTTCCTCATGTCCATCTGCTACTGCTTACGAAGAAGTAAACAAGACAACTGTAAATGACAGCTCAACTGCTGTTGGAGATACGGTAGTTACAGTTACTTCAGGAACAGGAATTACAGCAGGCGACATAGTAAACTTTGGTGACCAGTACGAGTACAGAGTTGTTAGTGTATCAACTAATGACTTAACAATAGTTAGAAAAGACGAGCCTTCACATTTCGGAGCTTCTGATTCTTCAGGATTACACGCTGTTATAACTAACGGTGGGCAAGTAAGACGAAGATGGAAGTATTATGACCTATTTGATAAAGCACCAGGAACTTCACCATTTGCAGCTGCAAGAGGTGGTGTTAATGATGAAATTCATATAGCAGTAATAGACGAAGATGGTGGTATATCAGGAACTAAAGGTGATGTGTTAGAAACATATAGCGCAGTATCTAAAGGTTCAGACTCAAAAACACCACAAGGCGACACAAACTACTATCCAGATGTAATTTACAATCAATCAAATTACATTTACTGGATGGACCACAACTCATCAGGTTCAAACTGGGGTAGTGCAGTATCAGGTACAACTTTTACGGCAGTTACAGCAGTCAGTAATGTATCGTTGACAAATGGTAATGACGGAACAACAGCTTCAGTAGCTCAGAAATTAACTGCTTATCAGAAATTTCAAGACGCTGAAACGGTTGATGTAGGTCTTATCATGGCAGGTGACGGTAACGCTACACACATTGATAACTTAATTACGGTTGCAGAAAATAGAAAAGACGCAGTTGTATTTGCTTCTCCAGAGAGAAGTGATGTTGTTAATGTTGCAGACGACAACGCAGCTAAAGATAATGTAATAGCATTCTTTAATGGTATTCGTTCATCTTCATATGTTGTTTTTGATAGTGGTTACAAATACCAATACGACAGATACAATGACATGTACAGATTTGTACCGTTAAATGGTGATATGGCAGGTCTAGCGGCTAGAACTGACCTTGTTGCAGATAGTTGGTTTTCACCAGCTGGTTTCAACAGAGGTATAGTTAGAGGCGCAGTAAAACTTGCTTTCAATCCAACTAAAACTCAAAGAGATGAATTATACAGAGCTAGAGTAAATCCTGTGGCAACTTTCCCAGGACAAGGCACGGTATTATTCGGAGATAAAACTGGATTAACAGCACCTTCAGCATTTGATAGAATCAATGTTAGAAGATTGTTTATCACTTTAGAGAAGGCAATATCAACTGCTTCTAAATTTCAATTGTTTGAATTCAATGATGAATTTACAAGAGCAAACTTTAGAAACATTGTAGAACCTTTTTTAAGAGAAGTACAAGGACGAAGAGGTATCACAGACTTTTTAGTAGTGTGTGATGAAACTAATAACACAGGCGAAGTAATTGATAGAAATGAATTTATAGCAGAAATCTTTGTGAAACCTGCTAGAAGTATCAACTTTATCACATTACAATTTATAGCCACTAGAACTGGCGTCAGTTTTGACGAAGTTGCTGGGTAAGGATAGAATAGGAGAATAACAATGGCAAACATTAATGACTTCAAAGCTAAACTTGCAGGCGGCGGCGCTAGAGGTAATCAGTTTAAGGTAACAATGCCTTTTCCAGGTTACGCACAAGTTGGTGGAGAAATAGAAGAGTTAGCATTCTTATGTAAAGGCACTCAATTACCGGCAATGACAATGCCGTCATTTACGGTACCATTTAGAGGCAGACAAATTAAGATTGCTGGCGATAGAACATACGCTGATTGGACAATTACGGTACTAAATGATACAAATTTCAAATTAAGAAACGCATTTGAAAGATGGTCAAATGGTATTAACAATGCGACAGATGGTGAAGGATTAACAAATCCTGCTGACTATCAAGTTGACGCATTTGTTGACCAGTTAGATAGAAACGGTGCAACTATTAAGTCGTACACTTTACGAGGTGCTTTCCCGACTGAAATAGCTGCTATTGAGTTGGCATACGACCAAAATGACGCCATAGAAGAATTTGGTGTTACTTTTGCGTATCAATACTTTGAAAGCAATACTACTACATAGTATATAAATATTAGTAGTAATTACAAAGGAATAATATTATGGCTGATTTATTTGGATTTTCTATCACTCGTATTAAAAAGACGGCGGATCCAAAACAAAGCTTTACACAACCTCAAGCGGATGATGGTACACAAACCATCGCCGCTGGGGGTTATTTTGGTCAATACCTTGACATGGAAGGACAGGCCAAAACAGAGCAAGACTTAATCCGAAGATATAGAGAAATAGCATTACACCCCGAATGTGATATGGCGATAGAGGATATTGTCAATGAAGCAGTTGTGGCTAACGAATTAAAGGATGCTATTAGACTTAAATTGGATAATGTCCCATTTGGTGGTGAAGTTAGACGAAAGATAGAAGACGAATTTCAAGAAGTATTAAGATTAATAAATTTTAATACAAAAGGACACGACATATTTAGAAGATGGTATGTTGATGGTAGAATGTATTACCATAAAGTGATTGATAGGGAATCACCAAGAAAAGGTATTACAGAGTTAAGATACATAGACCCTAGAAAAATTAAAAAAGTAAGAGAAGTTAGAAAGAAAAGACCTGACGGTCCAACACCACACGGACTTTCTATCGTTGACGAATTTCAAGAATATTATTTGTACAATGAAAAAGGTGTAGCAGGCACAACATCTGGTGGAATTAAAATTGCTCCAGATACTATAGCTTATGTGCCTTCAGGAATGATTGACCAAAATAAAAATATGGTTTTATCATATTTACATAAAGCAATCAAACCTGTAAATCAATTAAGAATGATAGAAGACGCTACGGTAATTTATAGAATTGCTAGAGCGCCTGAAAGAAGAATATTTAAGATTGATGTAGGTAATTTACCTAAAGTAAAAGCTGAACAATACTTACGAGATGTTATGGCAAGATACAGAAATAAACTTGTTTATGACGCCTCTACTGGTGAAATCAGAGATGATAGAAACTATATGAGTATGTTAGAAGACTTTTGGTTACCAAGTAGAGAAGGTGGTAGAGGTACAGATATTACTACACTACCAGGCGGACAAAATCTTGGTGAAATAAATGATATAGAATATTTTAGAGCAAAACTATATCGTTCTTTAAATGTTCCTGCTAGTAGATTAGAAGCGAGTCAAGGTTTTAATCTTGGTCGTTCAACTGAAATTACTAGAGATGAACTTAAATTTACTAAATTTGTTCAGAGATTAAGAAAAAAATTTACTGAACTATTTAATGATATAATGAAAACACAACTAATCTTAAAGGCTGTAATTACAGACGAAGATTGGCACCTATTAAGAGACCATATTCAATATGATTTCTTACAAGACGGACACTTTGCAGAATTAAAAGAGTCTGAAATGTTAATGGAAAGATTGAGAGTTGCCGATTCTATGAGAGATTATGTTGGTAAATACTTCTCTGTTGAGTATGTAAGAAAGAATGTATTACGACAAACAGATAGAGATATTGAGAAGATTAACAAACAAATTAAAAAAGAAATTGATGACGGTATTATCGCTATGCCAGACGCAGGCGAATTTACAAGAGAAGTCAAATAGGAGAAAATAAATGAGTGAACATATAAAAAAATTTATTGATAACTTAGCAGGCGGAAAAAACGCTGACGCAGGCGAAGCTTTTAAAGACGCTTTAAGAGCTAAGGTTGCAGACTCTTTAGACAAACAAAGAGTTGATGTTGCAGGTAAAATATTTAATGGAGTAGAGCCAATGGCTCATAGCGACCCTAAACCTGTTGTAACAGACCCAGCACCTGAAACTGAAACAGTTATGGATACGCAAGGCAATGAAGTACAATTTACAGATAATGGTAACGAACAACCAGCACCTGAATCTGAAGTACCAGCAGAGGCGCCAGCAAATGATGAAAGTCAGCCAACTACTTAAACCAAATGTAGTTGACACTACGGTTTTTAATCAGTTGCCACCTAAACATAAAGAAGTGGTAAATGATTTTTACAATCAGGTAGAAAAATCTGATGGTAATATAATTGATAGAGTTGAAACTACAATTGACAAAGTTGCAACTAAACATAATGTAAGTACAAATGTAATGTATAATTA